CACCAGCGCCGCTGCCTCGAGCTAAACCGCTGCGTCTGCGGCCACGACCGCCGGCGCGATGAAGACTTCGACGCGCAGCTCAGGCGCGCGATGGAGAAACACCCCAACGTAGGTTAACCCAAGGAGAGCAGCATGGATGAGCAGCAGAAGCAGGACGCACAGCAGGAACAGGACGCGCAGCAAGCGCAAGGTGCCACGGGGGAGCAACAAAGCTCTTCGACCGGTATGTCGAGCAGCTCGCCGGATACGACTGCCCAGCAGACGACGTCGACCTCGAGCGCATCTTCGGGGCAAAGTGACGCGCCGGAGGTCGCGCAGCAAAACCCTACGACACCTACCTCTGCCACTGGCGATGCCGCATCTGCGATATCCGCGATCCCCACGTCCACCGGGAATGGCACGATGGCCATGGCCGGTGGCGTGCCATCGATTACGGCTACGACGAGCGCGACCGATAGCCCAAACGCTGCTGGTGGTGCCTCGTCGGCCGCGCAGTCGATGGGCGGCTCTGCCAGCGGTGCGCAGGGTGGGGCAAGCGCTAACCCGGGGAATATTTGCGCTAACCCGGGAAACGTGTGCGCCTCGGCTGCCGATGCGTCTATCGCGGTCGAGGCTGCTGCCCAGTCCTCAGCTGCCCCTGCCGCTGAACACCCGCACACCAGCTGCCTGCGCAAGATCGTCGCCTGCCTGCGGCGCGACTTCGCCATGCTGCCGGGCGAACTGGAGTCGTGGGTGAAGACCGCGGAGAGCCACCTGTGATGAGCGCGCTGATCTACGGTGCAATCGCGGCCATCGTCATTGCTTTGGGCGTCAAGGAGTGTTCCGGGCCAAGCGACAAGGAAGTGGACTCCACGCAGAACGCCCAATGCATCCGATGGGGCGCAAAGCCTGGTTCGTCCGATTACATCCAATGCCGCGCCACCTTGGCTGTGAACTACCAGCGCGAGCAGGACCAGCACGATAACTCGGTCGCCACCGGGTTGGCTATCGGAATGGCGGCAGGGCAGGCACGCTCACGACGATAAAGGCAACCCCATGCGCGCACGCAAAGTCCGTCTCCCGCTCACGCTCGATTGCCTGTTGGCCACGCTGGTGCCAGGCAAGCCCTACACGCCGAAATGCCTGGCGCTGCTGTACGAGGGCACCGTCGAGGAAGTCGAGGCCGTGCTGCGGGAGGCGTGCGCGACAGGCGCGATGGAGGAATCGGGCGTGGATCGCGACTTCAAGACGCCGCGGTACTGGATTCGCGAGGACTTCAAGCCGAACGTGGCCGGCGCGCGCACCCAGCCCGCGCATATGACGGGGCAACTCGTCGGATATGACCTGATGGCGCTGGCAAAGCTGTCTCGCGGGTTTCGTCGCCAGTAGCGCGAAATTTTCCCGCCACATAGAGTCGCGCGTATTCGGTGTTCCATTCCCACGGGAGAGCGACATGAGCGGCGGACTGAAGGACGGCAGCAACATGAAGGTGGCAACCGGTTGCGCGCACGCGTCGCGTACGGCCAAGGCGGGCACGTTTCACGGTGGCATGCCGCCCCCGGGCCCGAAGGCCGAGCCGGTGAAGCTCAATGGCGTGAAAGCGCCGAAAGAGCGGGGCGTGAGCAAGTGAGCGACTTCGCACAGATCGTGGCGCGCAGCGAGCAATCCGTCCTTCGCGGTGACCCGCGCGGACGCGAAGCCGATCCGCTTGCTGCGCCCACGATCACGCATCGCCTCGAAGGCGGCTCGCTCATCGAAGTGCACCGGTACGTCGAGGACCGCGCATGAGTCTGTTCCGGCTGACTTTCCAACGTAACCGTGGGCGCATGGTCGCCCGGATTGCATTCCCCCTGCAAAAGCGCATGGGGAGTTTCTACGACATCCGCAGGGATGAAATGCTCGACGGCCGTTATGTTGTCGGCCGCGTGCTCGAATTCTCATGGATTAGCGGTCGCAAACCGGCGCTGTCGTTCACGAAATGGAGTGCTCCGCTGTGAGAAACGAGCAAGTGAAAATTCCCAGTGCGTTCAAGGTGACGGTGACCATGAAAGTGGATGTGCTCGCCTTTTCATCGAGCAGAGCCGAACAGCTTGCAGAGGCAGTTTCCAGAGAGACGACTTTCGCATTGGCGGCATGCGACCTTCTTAAATCTCATCAGCTCAGTGTGGCGTCCGAGTATGAGATGACCAAACTGCACGAAGCATGAACCGCGAACAGTCAATCCGCCGTCGCGCCGAGCTTCGCCGTCACCTCAACGGTAACCTCGACGCGCTGCTCGACGCCGAAGCGCGCCAGCAGGCCGCTCGCATGGCCGCGCGCAACATCTGTTTTCGCGTCATGCGGGCGCGCCTCACCGCAGGCGACATTCGGGGGCGGTAATGGCCGCTCGACTGAGGAAGACGCACCAAGACGATGTGCGAACCAAAATACAGGTCAGTCAGCTTTTGAATGTCCTGCAAAATCACGCACTTGGCAAAACCAAGGATCTTCCTCCTTCGCGCCTCAAAGCCATTGAAATCCTGCTCAAGAAAACGCTACCTGACCTAAGCCAGTTGCAGGCGGAGCACACGGGGCCGGCAGGTGGGCCAATTCAGGTAGTCGCCTCCTCAATCGACGAGGCGCTATGAAGCTGACCGAGCGACAGGAGCAGGCTCAGGCAGTTTTGGCTAGCGACGCCACGCACCTGATGCTGTTCGGCGGATCGCGCAGCGGCAAGACTTTCCTGCACGTGCGCAACATCGTGATGCGCGCCGTCAAGGCGCCGGGCAGCCGGCACGGCATCTTCCGTTTCCGCGCGCTGCACGTGCACGAATCGATCGTGCTGGACACCTTCCCGAAGGTCATGAAGCTGGCGTTCCCGCATGTGCGCTACACGATGCACAAGGGAGACGGCTACGCGACGATCCATACGGGCCAGAAGGACGAGAACGGGCACGACCTCGACAGCGAAATCTGGTTTTCCGGGCTGGACGACAAGGAACGAGTGGAAAAGGTGCTGGGCAAGGAGTTCGCGACGCTTTACTTCAACGAGTGTTCGCAGATCCCCATGTCGTCGGTCGATACGGCAGTGACACGTCTCGCGCAGCAGGTGATGACGAATATCGAGGGGCGCCCGCCGCAGCAGTTGAAAATGCGCGCCTATTACGACTGCAACCCTCCGTCGAAAGCGCACTGGACGTACAAGCGCTTCATCAAGAAGATCGACCCGGACACGGGCGAGCCGCTGCGCAATCCCGCTGACTATGCGAGCTTCCAGATCAACCCGCAGGACAACGTTGAGAACCTGAGTTCGTCCTATCTGGACACGTTGCAGGGCATGAGCGCGCGACTTCAAAAGCGATTCCTGAAGGGCGAGTTCAGCGACGCCACACCCAACCAGTTGTTCGCAGAGGAAACAATCGACAAGTGGCGGCACGATCCCGGACGCGAGCTGCCTGAGTTCGTGCGCGTGGTCATTGGCGTCGATCCGAGCGGCTCAGGGGACGTCGACAACGCGGACAACGACGAGATCGGCATCGTCGCGGGCGGTCTTGGAGTGGACGGCAACGCTTATCTGTTCCAGGACTGCACAGTCAAAGCCGGGCCGGCCACATGGGCCAACATCGCGACAAGCGCCTTCGACCGGCATGCGGCTGACGTGGTGGTCGGTGAGACCAACTACGGCGGCGCAATGGTGCAGCACACGATCGTGACGGCGCGGCCGCGCACACCCTTCAAGATGGTCACGGCCACACGCGGAAAGCATGTCCGGGCCGAGCCTTTCTCGGCGCTCTATGAGCAGGGCAAGGTACGCCACGTGGGCGACTTCCGCGAGCTGGAAGACGAATTGACGGCGTTCTCGACCGTTGGATATATCGGTGAAGGCTCGCCTAACCGCGCTGACGCGTGGATATGGGTGTTGTCCGAGCTGTTCCCAGGTCTCGTCCGCGACCGCAGCAAGAAGAAGCACGATGCACCTAAAGGACCGCGCGTTCTCAACCCAGGGCGAGCGCAGCCCGGCTACTGGATGGGCTAAATCATGGCCGAAAAGAGCAAAACCATCGTATCGCGCGCCCATGAGCGCTTCGCATCCTGCGTGTCATGGGAAAGCGAGTTCCGCTCGAAGTTCAAGGACGATATCCGCTTCCTGTTCGCCGACCCGGACAACCAGGACCAGTGGAATGCGTCCGTGCGCGCCGCGCGCCAGATCGCCGGTCAGCCGATGGTCACGATCAACAAGACGCATACGCACTGGCTGCACGTGGTCAATTTCGGCAAGGAAAACAAGCCGTCGATCAAGATCAGCGCGACCGGCAACGAATCGACGTACGAGAGCGCGCAGGTGTTTGAACAGGTCGTGCGCCGCATCGAGTACATCTCGAACGCGCAGCAGGCATACAAGAAGGCGATGGAGTTTCAGGTCGGCGGGGGAATCGGCTACTGGCGCATCGTCGCGGACTATGTGGATGAGGACAGCTTCGATCAGGACCTGTTCATCCGCGAGGTGCAGGATCCGCTCTCGATCTACATGGACCCGATGATGAAGAAGACGGACGGGTCCGACGCGCGCTTTGCGTTCGTGTTCGACGACATGCCGCGCGACAAGGCCGAGAAGAAGTATCCGAAGGCCACCGGCAAAGCCACGATGGGCGAAGGCGAACTGTCGTGGCACCGCAAGGACACCGTGCGCGTGGCCGAATATTACGAGCGCGACGAGCAGAAGGAATGGCTGTACGCGATCGAGGGTGAGGACGGCGGCGTCACGCTGACCCGCGAATCGTCGATGCCCGCTGAAGGCCGCGCACTGCTCGAACAGGCGCATGCTGAAGGTTCTGCACAGCGCCGGCGCGTGCCAAAGTGGACCGTGCGCTGGTATCTGATCGTGGGCGACGAGATCGTCGACAAGTCGGTGTGGCTCGGCAAGTACATCCCGATCATCCGCGTGCCGGGCGAGGAAATCGTCATCGAGGGCAAGCTGGACCGCAAGGGTCTCACGCGCTACCTGAAGGACTCGCAGCGCGCGTACAACTACAACGCGTCGGCCGCGCTGGAGTACGGCGCATTGCAGTCCAAGCAGCCGTGGACCGCGCCGGGTGAGGCTATCGAGGGATACGAGAACTATTGGGCCACGGCGAACACGCAGAACCACGCCTACCTGCCGTACAACCACATGGACGAGAACGGGAACGAGATTCCCGCTCCCCAGCGCACGCAGCCGCCGACCAGCGCGCCCGTGTTCATGGACGGCATGCAGACCGCCGAGCACCAGATGATGATGGCGAGCGGCCAGTACGAGTCGACCTTCAGCGAGCAGGGCAACGAGGTCAGCGGCATTTCCATCGAGCAGCGCCAGAAGCAGGGCCAGCGCGTCACGTTCAACTACCAGGACGCTATTGCGGACGCTATCCGCTTCACCGGCGTGCAGCTGATCGACGCGATCCCGAAGTATTACGACACGCGCCGCGTGCTGCTGATCACCGACGAGGAAACGGGCGAGGAAAGCCAGATTCAGATCGACCCGCAACAGCAGAAATCGGTCCAGATGTCGCAGGACCAGGGCGAAGCCAAGGTGCGCGCGATCTTCAACCCGACCGTGGGCCGCTACAACGTGATCGCGAAGGCCGGCCCGAGCTTCGACACGCGCCGCGAGCAGGCATTCGACGCGCAAACGCAGCTTCTGGCCGCGCAACCGATGCTCGCGCAGGTGATCGGCGACCTGTACATGAGCAATGCCGACTTCCCGAGCGCCGACAAGCTGGCCGAGCGCATGCGCAACTGGATCAAGGCGACCAATCCGGCTGTTTTCGGCGAGATCGACCCGCAGGTCCAGCAGCTTCAGCAGCAGTTGCAGCAGGCGACGCAGCTTCTGCAGCGTCAGCATCAGATGCTCGAGGACAAATCGGTCGAACAGCAGCTCCAGCAGAAGCGCGTGGATATCGACGGCCTTAACCACCTTGCGCTGCGCATGGAGAACGACAACACGGCCATCCTGAACGCGTTCAAGGCTGAAACGGACCGCCTGAAGACCCTCACCGAGCGCATGGGTGATGAAGTGCTCGAGCCGATCATCCGCAAGGCGTTGGCCGAGATCCTGCGCGCGCCGAACCCGGATGCCGGTATCCAGCCCGACTCCAGCGATCCAGCCAACCTGTACGCCGCCGGTATCCAGAACGTACTGGCGCCCGTGCAAGAACCACAAACCACACCGCAATAACCACCGGAGAGAACCATGAGCGACGTTCAGACCGAGCAGCAAGTCGAAACCGGCCAACAGCAGACCGAGACTCAGCAGGTCGAGCAGCATACCGAGCAGCGCCAGCAGCCCGACACCAGCTGGGTGCCGAAGCGCATCAGCGAGATCACCGCGGCGCGACGGGCGGCGGAGCAGCGCGCGGCGGACGCCGAAGCGCGTTTGCGCGACCAGGAAGCGCTGATTGCGCAGCTGCGTAGCGGCGATCCGGCAGCGGTTACGCAGACCCCTGTCGCGCCATCCCGCGAAGAATTCGAACGTCTGGTGCAGGCGCGCGCCGACGCTCTGGTCAATCAGCGCGCGAGCGAGTCGACGCTGAACCAGCGCATCGCGGAAGTGAATGCGGCCGGCGCCAAGGATTTCGGGGAGGACTACGAGAAGTCGGTGAACAACCTGAACATGGCGGGCATCGGCGGCCCGGACTTTCTGCGCGTCGTCACGAACGTGCCGAACCCGGAAAAGCTGGTGACGTGGCTCGGCAAGCCCGAGAACCTGAACGAGGCGATGCGCGTCGCCACGCTAGATCCGGTGCAGATGGCCATCGAGATGACGAAGATGTCCACGCGCGCTGTCAAGGACCTTGGCAAGCAGATCAGCAAGGTACCTGCGCCGGTCGAAGGTCTGGAAGGCGGATCGAGCGTGTCGGACGGCGGCATGCCGGACCCGGAGAAGGACCCGAAGGGGTTCATCGCTTGGCGGAACAAGAACGCGCGCAAGAAGCGCTAAGGAGGGCGTCATGTACACGCTTATTCTCGCGATCTTCTGGTATCACGCGCCCACGGTGACAGCGCAGCATTTCAGCACCATTGAGCTATGTCAGGCCGCGCGGACTGCTGCGTTGAAAGAATTCACGACAGACGGTTGGTACGGCGGCGCCAGCGTCGGATCAAAGGCAGTTTGCGTAAAAAACGACGATCGTCCTCGATGAAGATCAACCCACGCTGTCAGCGGCGGTCGGCGCCGCAGCTTGATACGGGCAGCGTGGGTT